ATGCCTGTCATCGCAAGGTTTTATGGAATGGTCATCAAGATGTTCTTTGCACAGAGTGAGCACAATCCGCCTCACATCCATGCGGTCTACGGCGAGTATGTCGGCGCTGTCGATATCCAGACACTGAAGATGCTGGAAGGCGACCTGCCGCCAAAGGCGCTCTCTATGGTGCAGGAATGGATCAAAGCACATCAGGATGATTTAATGCGCATGTGGAACACACAGGAATTCAAAACGCTGCCCCCGCTTGAATAAAGCGGGCGGTAGCATCCATCATAAATGTGGGAGGTGCATCCAATGTTTTATAAAGTGCGAAAGGTCGAGCCGCTTCCTGGTCTGCGCCTGCGCGTACAGTTTGAAAACGGCGCGGTCAAGAAATATGACGTCGGCCCCTTGCTGGATAAATGGCCGGTCTTCCGATCTCTTGAAGTAATCCCCGGCCTGTTTGGATGTGTGCGTGTGGATGCCGGCGGCTATGGAATTGCATGGAATGATGATCTCGATCTATCCTGCAACGAACTATGGGAGAACGGCACGGAGGTGAGGCCGTCGTGAGCACCCCGTTCGACGGCCTCTTGTCATCAAAGCAAGCAACTGATGCATGGGGCCTGAGTGAAAGCGCCCTACGCAAGGCTATATCCTATGGCAAGCTGATTGACGGTGTTGACGCCAAAAAGTACGGAAAGCAGTGGATCGTGACAGAAGACGCCATGCGCCGGGAATACGGCAACCCCAAGGAGAAGGAATAATTCCCGCTTAGGATTGCTCGAAAAGCTCAATAGAAAAGGGAACGCCCGGTAATTCACTGAGCGTTCCCTCTGCGTTTATGCGCTTTTCTATGGTTCTTATTATAGCACACTTTTCAAAGGTTTTAGTCCGCAATTTGTCCGCACTTTTTATCCCGCTCGCATGCTACGAAATTGCGAAAGCCCTGTCAATCATCTACCACACCATAGAATGCCTTTGCAAATTTTCTAATAGCGTTCCGCCTGGTATCGTAAATCCAAGTTCTCTCGTAGCTTTTCTCTTTTCTGAGCCATCTAATTGGATCATCAACTGGATCAAGAAAAAGGACTGTTACAACCTCTTTTTCTTTTTCTGTCAGAGCAGAGAGCGCCCGTTTCACTCTGCGCAGTTCTCGTTTGTTCTGCTTTAGGATCCGTTCCTTTTCATCAATGTTTGCAATCAGGTTTATCATTGCATCTTCTGCGCGAGACATTCCGGAGCCCGGAACGGCCAGTGCGTCAAAGCTACAGGTTTTCAGCGAGGTTTGACGCTCTCTTAGCTCTGCAAGTTCTTCCTCCAGATTTCTGACTCCGACAAGTTTACTATGATACTCTTGCATTTTATCAATTGCATAGCGTTCATAATTCAATCTGCTCACTCCCTCTTAGAGCCGATTCCAGCTCTGTCTGAATTTTATTTACTATTTTCACAATTTCATTAATTTTTTTGATGCAGATATTTATTGCCTCCATACAAGTACGCGCGTCGGCTCTGCTATCATGCAGTATCCCCTGATTATTTGAGGGACGGAGTTTGATGTTGATTTCCTCAATCTGTTTATTCAATCCCGCTCGCCTCCTGATGTGGTTTTCTAATTGTTTCTATTCTCTCTTTTAGACGATCTATATTCTCTTCGATTTCGCCCTCCGCACATCCGTACCCATAAAGCATTTCCATTTGCCACAGCATGATTTGCACGTCGGCAATTTCCTCTTGGATATTTTCCAGGACCTTCATACCCTTTGCAGTAAGCCGCTCTTCTATCTGCAATCGCCGGAATTTAAGCAAGGCTTTGATAAGCTCGCTGCACTCCTCAATACATACATCTGTCTGCGCCTCACGGCCGTATGTATCAATAGCGGCACAAAGCACATCTGCATATTTATCGGGTAATTGCATCTATATCACTCCTTATCGATTTGTAATTGATTGTTTTGGTAAGCCTCAAATAGCGTTTGTCCTGAGGCGCTCACCATGTACGGCAAAAAGATTTCCTCCATCTGTACCATTTCGGATTCTAGGATCGCCATCTGGGCTTCAACCCAGTCTTTGACGATGCGCCACGCCACCCGCTCGGCCTGTTCGCGATCACATTTGACTTTTTGTTTTGTCAAAACTTTATGTACTGCATCCACGTTTGCAGGCAGTCGGATTCCACGCGGGCCTAAAGGCGTGTCAATCATAAAGGATAAGGCGGTGATCCTGCCAGCATCGTCATAGTCCTGCAATATCTTTTTTGCTCCGTGTTTGACCAACTGGCCCTGTATCTGTCCTAATGTCGTGTAGATATCTACTTTGGTTGTGTAATTGAGTAATGGCATATTACTTCATCTCCATTTCTGTTGGCGATGCTGGAATGTATATTCCGTATTTTGCCCATGCATCGCGCGCCCGCTCATAAACGCCCGCTCGCTGCAAGCAACGATATTTGCATGTAGGGCACCATTTGTAATGTAACGGCCAGTAGTCCGGTTTTGCAACGGCTTTAATCGCCATAAATCTCAACCGGCACAGCGCATTGGCGTGGATACGGGCGGTATATATGATGCTATACGCCATATAGCGGATTGTTCCTTTCATTTTTGTGCCTCCTTTTCAAGCGATTCCGCTTGCGCTATCCCGTTGAAAATCGGATAGAACTGCGCTGGAACCACCGCGTTGCCTAAGCATTTAAGTCTGTCCACCCGATGGGGAATCCCATGAGCCACTCTACCCACGTCGGGTTCAATTGGCCACCAATCTGATCGTTCGGGTTTTTGCTCCTCTTCGGGTCGAAAAAACGCTCCTGATGTCCGGTTCTGAAATCCCGTGCCTGCGGGGTTGGAAACATCGCTGCTACCGCATCCAGCCTCGCATAGCTTTGTTTTCCGCTTTTTCCCATATGCCGGACCGTCCCGTTTTTCGTTATATGTGGATTGATTGCTGTTCTCCCGCAGTCCGATGCGCTCGGCGTCGGCCACATCTGAACCGCCTGAATCAGTTTCATTCCGTGTTTTGTCCCTGTATATTCTTTCTCTTTCAGATCCCCGCACGCTGCGTCGAATTGCGTTATTGTAGGCAATAATTGCGACCCTGTCTCTGCGGTGCGGGGCATCGACGCCGCAAGCTGGAATAACAAACGCCCTTGTTTCGTAGTTTTGGGCTTCCAGGTCAGATAACACCTGGTCGAGCGCCATATTGACGATTCCAGCAACATTTTCTCCAACAACCCAAGTGGGCCGGAGCTCCTGGATAACTCTGAGCATTTCCGGCCAGAGGTAACGGTCATCATCCGCGCCTCTGCGCTTCCCGGCGACGGAGAACGGTTGACAGGGGAACCCCCTGATATAACGTCAACTGTTCGTAACCCTGTTCGCTCATGAAAATCCTCTCCTGTCAGCGTGCGGATATCCCGCCACTTTGGTACATCCGGCCAATGTTTTTCAAGCACCTTTGTGGGGTAATCCGCCCACTCGCACTGCCCGACGGTCTTAAATCCAGCCCGCTCGGCGGCAAGATCAAGCCCTCCAATCCCGGAGAAGAGGGACAGGTACGTCAGTCTTTTCATCCTGCTTCCCTCCCGTTCCGGCGATTGATAAAATCAAACAGCGTCGGCTGGTCCACCTCCGCTTCTGCCGACCGGCAATATTCCACGCCATCTGCAAAATATCCCGCGTTGAGCTCAATCCCATATCCTTTCCGGCCCATCTTGATCGCTTCTTCCGGCACTGTGAACAGGCCTGAAAACGGATCGAGCACCACGTCCCCTTTATTGGAATACCGGTTAATCAATCGCTGTACAATATCAATCTGCAACGGGCAGACGTGCATCTGCTGCCGCCGGGCGGATTGCGTCGTGTTGAGCGTGCGCATGCGGTTGATATCGTCCCACACGTCCGGATGCCAGCTGGCGGGCGGAGCGGTCATAAAGGTTTTGGATAGCCTCCCCGCCTCTCCCAAGGTTTCGGTGAACCCGATATGCTGGATATAATCATACACATGCGATCGGGAAAACTGCTTCTGGATGCGCTGAATTTGATCGATCGGCATAGCGCTGATCTCCTCCCGCGTCATCCTGCGGTTCCCGCTGCTGCGCCAAAATCCATGCGCATCGATCTGCCATTGTGCCAGCGGGTAATCCTCCTTGGTGCGTGCCACCGGCGTGTCCGCATAGGCTTTGCTGCGGTCCGTCGGCAGTTTGCGAAAGAGAAGAATGTATTCTGGGCAACCAACCCCCATCTTTGTGCCGTCCTTGCACTGCTCCGTCCAGCCCAGCCGGTAGGTTTGATTATTCTCCCGCACTACGTCTGTGATTACCGTAATCATGCCGAAATACATAAACCCATGGCGCATGTAGTGCTCAATACACATCGCGTGGAACGGCTCCATTGTCGGCATCCCCGTCCCTGTTGCATTGCCGAATAATACCCGGTCTTTGACGTGCACCGCCATCACCCGGCCGGGACGAAGAATCCGGAGCAGCTGCGGGGACAGATAGTCCATCTGCTCAAAAAAGCGCTTTGTATCCTCGTTATGCCCAAAATCGTTGTAGCTCGCCGTATACTCATAATGGTTGGAAAACGGGATGCTCGTCACAATCAGGTCAATGCTGTTCTCCGGCATCCGCTCCGATTCTAAAATGCAATCGTTCTGCACTGCGGTGAAGCGATCCTCTTTTGTCTCTTTTCGCTCCACACCGATGCTGCGCTGCAGCTTCTCGGCCATGTTGACGCCAGACAAACCATATTTCTTCACAATCTCGGCCATCTTTGTCGTCATCTCATCATATTGTGCCCACTTTCGCTGCAAGGCCCTGAGAATCTCGCTTTCCGCATCCATGTAAATGATATCGATCACAACCCGCTCGCCCTGCAAAAAACGATAAATTCTGTGAATTGCTTGAATAAAGTCGTTGAATTCATAGTCGATCCCGGCGAAAATTGCCCGGTGGCAGTGCCGCTGGAAATTGCAGCCAGATCCAGATAACTCTTTTTTAGTCGCCAGCAACCGAATTTCTCCGTTGGAGAAAGCAATTATATTGCTCTCCCGCTCGTCAAGATCCTGTGAACCATAGATTTCTACGGCCTCTGGCAAGGCATGCTTAATCGCGTGCCGCTCTGCTTCAAGATCGTGCCAAAGGATAAAATGCTCCTCCAGGCTATTGTTGACGATCTCCGCCGCCTTTGCCACGCGAGCGCCGATACTCTCCCGCTTGACTGCTGCTGCATCCTTGAGGGAGACGGAAGCCTCCCTCTGGAAATGCTCCTGCCCATCTTTACCCACGACCGGCGTGGCGTCCATACACAGCTTGTGATAACGCACGTCCAACGGCGGCAGGTCATAGCCGGTATCGTCGTATCCGAGATCAGACGGTTTCGAGATATACAGCGCCCAGGATGATACCCATAGCCAGAATTCCTCTTCTTTGTGCGGGTAAAGGGTTAGATTGTTTGCCTTTGTGCTGTCCCGCTTGAAAAAACGGGTGAGGGCTTGCCCGGTGTCCATCACTTCCAGATACCCGGCATAATGGATCAACTCTTTATACCGGTTCGGCGCCGGGGTAGCCGTCGCCACAAGCTTATATGGCACGCCCTTAAACTTATTGAGAAACGTCTGGTAGGTTTTGCTCCCAAAGGAGCGCAGCACTGCCGCCTCATCGAGGCATGCGGCCGTAAAATATGATGGGTCAATATCCCCATCCCGCACCCGCTCATAGTTGGTCATTAGAATTGGCCCCTCTGCCATCCTGGCTTCCTCCATCGTGCGGATGTACTGCGGCGACGCCATATGCAGTAGCTCTCGCGCGTCATGGGTAAACTCCTGGCGCACGCCCAGGGGCAATACCAACAGGGCCTTTCCACCTTGATGCTCGGTAATGATGCGGCACCATTCCAGTTCCTGTACGGTCTTTCCAAGCCCAAATCGTTCAAACAGCGCCCGTCTCCCGCCGCGCACCGCCCACTGCACCGCGTCGCGCTGGTGCGGTTTCAATATGGGATTAATCTCCGATGGATCTATCTCAAACCCGCTCTCCGGGGCAAGCTCCATTTTAGACCGTAAAAATTCTTCATAGGTTCTCACTTTATCAGATCCTCTCTCTGCATCAGCTCTTCTGCTTCTCTGATCTGCTTTTTCGTCCGCTCTTCGCTCCATCGGCCCTTCAGATGTTCATAATATGCTGCAACCATCCATGACAGGGCGGTGCGCATATTCTCACGCGGATTCTCCGGCATTTGGGCCGTCAGTTGCTCCAATTCCTCGACAAACCTCGGGGACTGGTGGATGTCATTCGCAAGGCGTTGCGCCCAGAGATACGCCCAAGGATGCGTAGTGTCACCCTGCTTGAAAGAGGTTGAGTTGTCGCTTGCTCCAGTCAATATATTCATCCTCCCATTCGATGCCGATATAGTCGAGTACCCTCCCCCAACCATATTTCTCCCCGGTTTCCGGATCGGTGCAGCATCGATACATCCAGAATTCCCATTCCTTTGGATTGTCTTCTCTCAGCCGGTCGAACCGGTGCGGTCTCTTTTCAAGATGGATTCCAAACCCGCACATGCTACACCCTGTCCGCTGCGCCCGTGTCGTAAACAGTGTGCCATCCTCCGCCCGCTCGATGGAGCCGTAAATTTCAGGCACATGTACATTGAGGTCTAATGCAAGCTGCAATAGATCCTGCCTCAGGAAAGGGGCAAACGGGCAACTGCGCACGGAATTCTTGCCGTAGTAATTACAGCCGTTTTTGACAAGCCCCATTTCTCTTTGTCCGCCCTCGCTCGCCATCAAACCGAGATATGGGTAGCTATCATGCTCCTTTGCCCAGTCATCGCAGGGTTTTTCTTTCATCCATTTGCAGCAGTCACTGCTGACCTTGAATGGCGCTTTTTTGCAATGCAAATCCGGCCGGTGTTCCTGATAATTCCCTGCGAACAATTCCAGCCATTTATCAGGGAGCTTGATTTTATCGCTGTGTTTATAGTTTCCCTGTTTCCCCATATCGCCTGTCATGATCGCATGAATAAAGGTCTGCTTTGGACAATCCGGCTGCTGCAACAGCTCAATTTTTCGCGCCTTCGCTTTCGAAATAACGGGGAAGCCCAATTCTTGGATGACTTCCAACTTGCTTTTATAAGGACGGACTACCTCGATCCCCAACTCTTTATGTACCCGCTGTATGCTTTTATCCTCCAGGCTGGAGACGGAAATACCGTGAACGTTCAAACCGATCGACTTTAAAAAACAATACAGGGTAATGCTGTCCAATCCGCCTACGGACACATGGACGTCGTGCCCTTCTCCAACGATTTTGTTATAAAATTCCCAAGCACGTGCACGGGCCGCCATAACCTTTAATTTATAGGGCAAGGATTGCTTCTGTGCCATTTCTTCATAGGTCATTCCCATCGCCTCCGTTTCTCGCTTTTGGCAGTGCAAGATAATCCGTAATGATTTCAATCGCCGCATCCGCGCCCCTGCACAGCGCCGTCTGATAGCCTTCCGCCTCCAGCGCCGCCAACCATTCTTTTTGCTCCGGCGTTGTTTTACTGCCCTGCGTCCGTTTCATCTCGATATATAATCCGTGGTATTGGCCGTGTGCCGACGGCAGGCAGAGATCTGGTACGCCGCTCTTTAGCCCTTCCGCGCGCAGTCGTCCGCCAGTGGCCATGCTCCGCTGGCCCTCATTTGGCACATGGTAGAGCAACCGCAGTTCTGGCCACCGCCCGCTCGCCGCTGCTGCCCATTTCATCACAGCCTGCTGCTCTTCGCTCTCAGTCGGGATGGACGGGACAGGTTTCTTTTGTGGGATGCCTTTCCGGGCAGGCTGCCCGCTCGGCTGCTTATGGGGATGGAGCATGGCCTGATACTCTGCGGCAGACATGCGCCCAAAATGGGATGCGGGCAACTCTCCAATTTTTTCGGATGGTTCGGACGATTGCCCGCTCTCAAGGCTTTGGAGATAGGCGTGGTATTCGGCGGTCGTCATTGATCTGGCCTCCGATCTTTCGGCACTGGCCATGCATCCCAGTTCTCGCCGTATCTCTCTATGACCGCACACATAACAGTCTGATACTGCTTATACCAATAGTCTGCACGGCGCTTTTCTTCTGCGTTTTCTCGCCGATACATTTCGATGAGAGTGGGTTCCCCGCTTTGGATTTGCTTTGTAACCTCCCGGTAGAGGGAGCGTATCATGCTATTTTTGAGCACCTGCTCGTCTACCTTGAGTTCCTGCCTCTGGGCTTTCTTCGCGCAGGCTCCGCCGGTGTAGACACCGATATGAGGCGGTATTTCGTCCTTGACTTCATTGTAGAGTTCTAGCGGCATGACATAATAGTTGTAATGGGCGACGAACGTGTGGGCGGCGGAACTGTGAAAATCCGATTTTGTGACCTTAATTTCATAGCATTTAAACTCGCCTTTGGTGTTGTAAGTCATGTAATCTACCCGCTCGTTGCCAAACCAACCAATCGTAACTTCAAAACATCCAAACGTTCCCTGCCTATGCGTGGCTTGCCAGATTTTACGCTCAAGATCCAAGGTCTGCTCCGTTTTCATTGGTTCCTCCTCAACCTCTCCTTCTGCCGTTTCTTCGGCGGAATCCGTACCATCCTGTAAAACTGGTACGCTTCCCCGGTTAGCGGGCAGACGCCGTTTTCCACGCTATCCTTGTCTATGTAGTACCCGTTAAGCGGTTTCGGTTCGTCCCTCCACGTTCGGGCCTCCTTGACCTCCGTTTTCGGGGGCGGGCGGCGCAGGTTTTTGCTGCTGCTCCATCGCTTGCCTTTGATTGCCTCCCCGTCCGGAGATGTGCGCAATTGTCCAACGTAGTAGTGCGCGAGCCGCCAGTAGTTGCCCGTATCATCCAAGGGCGATACGATCCCCCGGCCATGCGGCCACACGGATTGCAAATCTCGGTAATCCATCCCGCTGATGACCATGTGATGATGGATTGCGCCTCGTTCTCCGTAGGCGGTCACCGCCACATAGCGTAGTTCCTCCCCTCGGCGGCGCAAATATTCCCGGAGTTTGCGCAAAAACTTCTCCCGATCTTTCTTCGCCTGCTCTGGCGTAGGGCGTTCCCCTTTGCGATAAGTCCCTACAATGCTCAGATCGCCCGGGCCAAAATTCTCGTTGAGCAGCCGGGCCAGTTCCCTTTCCGCAAGCTTTTTATTGTAGGCTGCCATTGCTTCCGGGGTAGGGCTGTGCCGTTTCTGCCGCGCGCCACGGGGGCGTTTCCGGATGGCAAGCTTTTGCACTTCAATCGTCCTTCCGGCCCGGTAGGTTTTCTGTAGGTACATGGCGGGCTTCGTCCTTTCTTTTTCGGCCTTTTTCCGGGTTGCTCTGTCGGAGTGTTAATACTGTGAGCAAGCCGCATTGGCGCCCGCAGGCGCCCGAAAAAAAATTGACTTCCCGCCACAAAAATGCTATACTAAATATGTGATATGTGGGCGGGAAGCCCTGCTGGTTCTATTGGGTCTGATTTCAGTGGCTGCTGAGATCAGGCCATTTTTTATGCCTCCCGGATAATGGTGAAGAAGTCCTCCGCCAGTGTAATTACCGTTTGAACAGCCCATCCCTCATCCCAAGCTTTCTCAAATTGCTTGCGGTCGTTGCAAAATGCGCCAAACATCGGATCCTGCTCCACCGCATAAAAGGCCTCCTTGATTTTTGCTTCGTCAGCCTCCGGCCAATCCCACAGCGCGTATGTTCCGTCCGGGCGCTTTTTCACAATGACCTCTTGCCCATTCAGCGCTTGATACACGTTTCTATACAGCCTTGCTTCCGCCGCACAAAGTTCTTTCTGCCGCATGGCCAGTTCCTCCGCTGATAGCTTCGGGTCTTTTACAACAACCCAATATAGTTCATCCTTTTCTTCTTCAAATGACATGGTTATACTCCTTTCGATGTTTTTTCCCCGGTATATCGGTTTCTGCCCTGGCGCTCCAATTCATCCCCGATCTTCCGGCGCATGTAGCTTTCCCACGCGCTTTCGAGACGGTTCCACGCGATCAGCAGGTTTTCAGACCGCTCTAAAACTTTGTCGTAATGGTATACTCCGTGGATCGCCATGGAGGCGCGACAACCCTTGACTGCGAGATATACAGGCGGCTTGATCCCTAAATCGGAATCCCCTTCCATCGGCGCATCCTCCAGTAGGGCAAGCGCGCCGCGGCAAAAGCTCCATATCACGCGCATGAATTCTCCTCCCCATCGTCGAGCACAGCATCCAATACTTTGCGCTTGTCCAACACACAGGCGCGGTATTTGCAGTGGCCGACACTCGCGGTGGTGTCGTGATACCGGCATCCGCTGTAGCAGTGATCCATACAGATCGCAGCCTGCGCCCGTGGGCAATGCACCCATACCTGCGCCCCGGCGGGCCTCCCGCCGCATATTGGGCAGGTCATGATTCATCCTCCGGGCAGAGCGTTTCCCGGACGTACAGGTGAATATGCTGCATGCCGGCCGACCGGGCAGCGGAGACCACCACGCTGTCCGCTGTGCCGCGCCTGACATAATCGCGGGCAAGCCGCATTGCTTCTTTATGCGCGCGCTCTGCCGTGACTGGACCGCGCGCCGATAGCGTTGCGATAGGAATAAGGGTATCGTCCGGGGATTTGCTGTATTTGCGTTCTTTAAACTGCCAACTGGTTGGGCCAATATATTGGGCATAGATTTCCCGCGGGTGCGGTGGCGTCCAGGGCTTGGGTAAGGTCCTCATGATTTATGCTCCTTTCTGCACGCAAAGATCGCGCGTTCTTTGTTTCCACATAGCTTTGCGCGGCGCAGGTAGTATTCTTCAACTTTTGTTTGAGAGACGGGGATTGGGCGCGGCGGCAGCCGAGTGATCCGCTTATTACAATTCTCCGGCGGGCATCCGCGCGGTTCGCCCGTGTCAAGGATGTAGTGGCAGATTTCTTCTCCGCCGCGGGATCCAGTTTCTGATCGATAGTGCGCGCAACCTTTGCAAGGCTTGGGCTTAGGCTTCGCTTTGCGTTTGGCAGTCATTTTCCCAATCTCCTGTCTTTTATGCAGTATCGTGTATTTTTAACATCCAGCCCTGCGTGTACCAGAGATAGAATGTAGCGGACGGAATTTTGTTTGTCGCGTTTGAATGCAACGTTTTTTGATACCCAAACGCAAACGGGCATTGCCTTGCTTGGATGCTGGCAATCAGCGTAGCGGGATTCATACCCAAAAACTTGGCCGCAACCTGCGGAGGAATGTAGACAGGATGCTCTTTTACAAGCTCGTTGAGTTCGTCGAGCTTTTTTAAAACGGGAGCCGGAATTTCAAACGGTGATTTCGACACTAGAATTCTCCTTTCTTTTGTTTTTGATTTTGTTTACTATTAGCCCATATTGTGGTAACATTATGTAGAAAGGAAAGTGATTGCATATGGGATTATTTTCTGCTTTGTTTGGGCCACCGGCCCCCACTAAACCAGCTCCCAGAATGCGACTGTTGCGATATTACTGTTCAACGACCATACCGCCAACGGACTACACTGTTTTTGATTTAGAAACATCAGGATTGGACGCCTGTACTTGTGAAATTTTAGAGATAGGCGCAATCAGATATAGAAACCATCGCGCAATTGGTCGCTATCACACGTTTGTGCGTCCAGAAGGCTTTATTTCGCGTGAGGCAAGCCGAGTCAACCATATTACATGGAGCACGGTCTGCAAGGCTCCGTATTTTTCCGATGTCTCTGAGCAGTTGATTGAATTTCTTGGTGATGATGTTGTTGTTGGATTTAACGTTTCATTTGATATGAGGTTCTTGCAAACTCGATTAGGAGAAGGTATTAAAAATCCAGCATTTGACGTGCTTTCATTCGTTAAGGAAGCCGAACCAAACCTACCTCACTATAAGTTAGGCGATCTTCGCAGACACTTTCATATAGGGGGTATTCCTCATACGGCACTTGGCGACTGCATGGCAACAGCGGAAATTTTTCAAAAGTGTCTTGTTACCCCTGAGGGAATCAGGTTTAGAGAGCAGGCTCTCGAGATGCAGTCAAGAAATGATCAAGAAGCTGAAGTGGAGTGTGAAAGACATCAAATAATAATGGACAGGAAAAACGAGCAACCTAAGAAGCCGTCGATTGAAGTTCCACTTTACTATATGCCTGACCATGATGACCAAGGAAATGAAATATCTGACACATGGTTTGTTGACGTTTCTGGAATTTCACACATTCACAACGGCTGTGATCCACGTAAAATCATTCCAACTTTGAAAAACGGGGAGTATCTATTTTTGATGCCCAACCTTAATAATCGGTATGATGACACTGCGATCCGCGTAGTAACCCTCAGAGGTCAACAAATCGGGTGGTACCCATCAAAGGGCCCAAACATTGAGAACTTACACCGCAGGTTGACGGAAAAACGTACTGTGCACTGTCATGTTTTTAATTGCGAATATACCAATAGCGGATTCCTACGATGCACAATTAAAATTATTGTGTATTCAACGGAGTTTGATAAATCTCCTGCTGAAAAAGAGCGAGAACAGCGAAGAGGTCAGTTTGATTGTATTGAATCTGCGATCTTGGCCGAAAACAGGCATTATGTCGGATTGAAACAGTCATATTTCAAAGCAATAAACAAAATGCTCTCCGGCATGAACAGAAACACCAAATACCTTAGATGTGTTGAAGCAGGTATAAACCTTGAGTTCCTGTTCTTCACCTACGCATTCGCGGAGATAAAGCAGACAGCGCGCCTGTGCTATTGTTTAATTCCTATTACCTTTGAACTATTTGCCGATGCCCGCTCGAAAAATCTGAATGTTCAACCAGCATCCAAGGCAGAAGGCGCAGAATATTGCCGCTTGCCAATAAAATCACCTGACGATCTGTTTCAATACGCTGATCTAATCCTTGCGTCGTATGATTCGTCTTATGATCGCTTCAGGCAGGAGTATGGTGACTTACTAGACTTAGAGCGAACTGATTGATTAAATTTTTGTAGGGTCGACGTTGGCGTTTTATGCGGACTTTTCATGATCTGCATCTTTTCCATACTGCGTCACAACGTCTTTGAGGCTAATAAGTCTTTTCATTGCATCAGCGTACCCCATAACATATCCGCGCTGGACATCGTTACATGACGCAAACGCTTTAGCGAATTCCTCAAATGCGTCGATTTTATTTTGCGTAAGCATTTGCTGCACCTCCTTTAATTTGATTACATCAACATTGTAATCCCTTTAATCAATAATGTCAATAGCTTTTCAATAAAAATATTGACTAAAGGGATTTTTTGGAGTATAATTTTTTCAGGAAAGCGGGTGAATAAATATGAAAACTAGATTAAAGCAAGTTCGCAAACAGTTAGGGCTAAGTCAGCAAGATTTTGGTAAGGCGTTAGGCGTATCCAATACTGCTATTTCTAAATTGGAAAATGGAGAGAACAACGTAACCGATCAAATGGCCAAATTAATTTGCCGCGAATTCAACGTTGATTATATTTGGCTTACTACTGGCAAAGGCGAGATGTTCTCAAGTGACGAGGTCGAGTTCGCGCGATTGGTTGACCGAGTAATGGACAGCGAGGATGAATTCATTCGCGGATTTTTTAAAACCTTCGCAAGTTTGAGTGCCGATCAATGGGATCTTTTAAAAGATATTGCTTTTAAGATTAGTAAAAACAGCATAAACAAAAGCGACCCGGAATAAAATCCGGGTCGCTTTTTGGTTTTTTATTTTGTAAACAACGCAAGCAAACAATAATATGCTTTTTGCATCTGCCTCTTGGTATGTATGCAATTTAGCAGTTCTTCGATTGCTTTTCGGTACTCATCAATTGTTATTTCCTGACTTTTCAATGCTTTCACCCCTGATTATATTGTAATTTTCAACAGGATACAGTATAATCATATTGCAGTATTTTTACTGTATCCTAGGCAGGAGGGCAGCGTTGCTTCGCGGGCGAGCCGTCCTCCTATTTTTAGCCTTACTATTCGAACATTCGTTCACTCTATATTATCACCCCTTTGAAATGTTGTCAATCGCAGTTGACGCATTGGCTGCAATTGGTATCAATTCATGCAGCGTGACATTAAGGGCGGTAGCTAGTTTACATAATGTGGAAAATTTTACATCCGCCTTTCCGGCTTCAATTTTCACAATTTGCATTTTGTCAATATGCGTCATTTCAGACAGCGTTCTTATTGTATACCCCTTGTCAGTTCTAAGCTTTTTAATCTGTTCCCCAAGTATAATCAATTCATCCGTAATAATCACCCTGGGTTATTATCACCTTGACATGGGTCAACATGTAAAAAAGGTGGATGATTACCACACATAAATTTTACCATACTCAAAATTGCTGTGGTATGGCTACAGCCATACAAGGCGCATTTTTTCTTCTTTTGATTCGTAGAAAATTATGATGGGAAATTATGCAAAATGGAGAAAATGAAGATTTTAGAAATTATTTTAATTTTAAGTGCAACATTTTACGATTTTTTTCGTTATATATAAGGGAAGGACTTTTTATCATAGTATAATTATATAAATAATTATGTGTTGATATTGAAAAGCGCAATATAACTTTTTGTATGTTTCTATGTTTATAAAATAAAATCGTCAAATTAATATAATATAAGCCTTGCGGAGATATAAGGCTTATATTGCTCGCTCGCCGGGCATTAAAAAACAAGGTGATGTTATGGGCAGACCAAAAAAAGAAAAGCCAAATCACGGGGGCTTGTATGAAGTCAAGGCAACGATTGGAAAGGGGATTGATGGTAAATTAATCCGCAAATCATTTTATTCTCCGGTTAGCAAACGAGACGCTAAGCAAAAGGCTGATGAATATCTCGCGCGGAAACGTGCCGCTGAAATAACGGGCGCAGGCTTTGCTAGCGAAAACAAACTTTTCGAGGCCTATGCGAAGCAATGGTTGGAGACATTTAAAAAGGGCAAAGTGAAGGATAACACGTACAGGGGGACGTATGAAAACCCCGTCTTAAAGCATTTGATTCCCTATTTTGGCAAGGCGCAAATAAACAGTATCAAGCAATCCGACGTGCAAAAATTTTTTGACGAAAAGGGGAGGGAATACAGCCTCGAAACCCTCAAAAAAATGCGATCTGCCTTGAATTTGATTTTTATTGCGGCCGTTGATGATGATCTATGCTATAAAAATCCAGTTAATAAAAATATTAAACTGCAAAGCACTGTTTCACCCACTGAAAAAAATGCGTATACACAGGCGGAATATGATACTGTTTGGGAATTTGCCCGCTCGCACCCTTATGGACTAGCTATTATGGTCATGATGGAGACAGGGATCAGCCGGAGCGAGTTGCTTGGGATAACCCGTCCTAATATAGATTTTGACAACAATATTATTTACATCACGGACGGTCTGGTGGAGGAAAAAAGCACAGAGACAGATAGGTATGTTTTGGTCGCGGAGGGTCTTAAAAATAAATACCGCGCCCGGCCCATACCGATCAGCGTCGAGCTTTCTGACGCGCTAAAAAATAAGCCCACTATAATTTATATAGGTGGAAACGCAAAAAAAGGTATTGCCCCTGTGGCGATCGAGCCTAAATATGTTTTTCATTCTCCCACGGGAGGGCCGTACAGCCCGAATAATTGGTACAAACGGGAGTATTCCGTTTTTATGGACGATTTGCAAAAGGCGCACCCTGAAGTTAAAAGATTAACCCCGCACGAGCTGCGCCACACGCGGGCAACCCTTTCTGCTAATGATAACGTTGACCTATTGCAGCTTACTAAACTGCTCGGGCATTCCGATTTAAATATGCTGATTAAGCGATATGCTCACACCGATGTCGAGGCGATGCGCAAGGCGCTTAAAATCGACAACAAGGACGGGTGA